CCCCTATCTTCGCTACAAGGGTGCTGAATTTCAATTCATCGGCATGGATGAAGTTACAGAAATCCGTGAGAACGACTATCGTTACCTGTTCTCCCGACTGCGCCGTCCGGCCTCTGGCCCGCTGTCCAAGGTGCCCCTACGGATGCGAGCCGCGTCGAACCCAGCCCCGAACTGGGTGCGTCAGCGCTTCATTGTCGAAGGAATGAAAAACAACCGCATTTTCGTGCCATCCAAATTGACTGACAACCCTGGCATCGACGCTGAGTCCTACCGTTCAGCGTTGAGTTCGCTAGACCCGATTGAGCGCCGGCGCCTCGAAGAGGGCGACTGGTGGTCGACTACACTCGGCTCGCTGTTCGAGCGAGAGAATTTTATTCTGATCGACCCCGCGGAAATCCCTCAGTTGACATCCTCGGCTCGCGCGATTCGATTCTGGGACCTTGCGGCGACCGAACCCTCTCACTCGAACCCTGATCCCGACTGGACCGTTGGCACTCTTATGCTATTTGACCAGGGAGTGGCCTATGTTGTTGACGTCAAGCGGGCCAGGGTCAAGGCCGAAAAGGTCGAGCAACTCATTGCAAATACCGCAATGGAAGACGGCCGCCAAGTCTCGATTCGGATGGAGCAGGAGCCCGGATCGTCCGGCAAGGCGCTGGCCGACCAATATGCTAGGTATGTTCTCCCCGGCTATGACTTCTCAGCAATGAGGGCAACCGGAGACAAAGTGACCCGGGCCAGGCCTTTCGCCGCGGCCGTGGCTAATGGGAACGTCCGTGTAGTCAGGGGGTCATGGCTAACCCCATGGCTTGATGAGTTTGCCTCATTCCCCGAAGCCACTGACCACGACGACCAGGTCGACTCCGCAGTCGGGGCATTTACCTATTTGGCCGGCCTCGGGGGCGATTATGCACCTTGATGTCGCCATCTCGGCTGAAGCGCCAGGGCTTGATGCCAAGGAAGCGTGCCAGTTGCTTGTGAGCCTTCATGAGGCCAAGGCAGAACTTGGCGTGGTGTATGCCGGCATGGAGAAAGCCGCTGCCGATGCCATGGGCCGGGACGAAGAGATTGTTCTCGACGATGGCTCACGGATTGAGAAGAAGTTCGATCCGGGCCGCAAGGGCTGGAAGCACAAGGACCTGGCCTCTGTGGTGTCGGAAAAATTGTCGATGCTCGCAATTGACATGGACACGGGTGAGGTAGTAATGTCACCCCAAGAGGTCGCAGAGCGGGTTCTTGACTACGTACAGCCTTCATATTGGAGAATCAAGAAGTTGGCTGAACTAGGCATCAATGCTGACAACTACTGCGAACTTGGTGAACCGAAAACAAGCATTGCCGTCAGGAGAGCAAAGTAATGGCTACTAGCAAAAATACGACAGAGACTGAGATCGCGGAGGAATATCCAATAGCGTTCCCAGCAGAAGTGACCAATGACTGGGAGCAGGTTGAGCGCAGGCGCAAGCAGGAGCGTGCGGATAACTCGGCAAAGGCCATGAAGGACCTTTATGAGCCCTTCCACCCCAGCGTCGAACGTCAACTCAAAAAGAGTGGCACTAGCCTGACCTATATCCCCGTCAGCGAAGTCATCACCCGACTCAACCAGGTATTCGGCATTGACGGCTGGAGTTCGGAAATCATCCGCTGCGAGCGCGACGCTCTCGATCCGGATTTCATCGTTGCCCATGTCCGCCTATCGCTGTCGCATTTCGGTGATTTTGGCAACCTACATAAGGACGGATTTGGCGGCCAGAAGATCAAGCGAACAAAGGCCGGCGACATTGTCGATCTTGGCGATGAGTTCAAGGGCGCTGTGTCGGATGCCTTGAAGAAGGCGGCTCAGCAATTCGGTATCGGCCTATACCTTGCCCGATCCGAAGAGGCGCTCAGCATGGAAGCGCAGGCCAGCGCTGATCCAGAACTCGACAACCTGTGGAATAAGTTCATGGACAAAACCAAGAAACTCGACGCCGATGGAAAACTTGCCCTGAAGAATTACTGGGCAAAGATCAGCGGTGGAGCGCCTACGCCCAAGCGTGAGACCGCTACCGCCGACGCCCTTCGTGCGCTCATCGCAGAATGCGCCCTCATCACTACTGGTGGGACATTCGAAGATGAGTTCAGCGAATGAGTTTTAATCCCCCCGAGTACCTTTCGCCATCTTCGCTATCGACATTCAAGCAATGCCCCCTTCGATTCAAGTACACAAAAATCGATGGGGTGCGTGAGCCAGATACCGAAGCAACCGTTCTCGGCTCCTTCATACACGAAATCCTAGAATTCTTATTCGCTCTACCAGCCGACGAAAGAACCTTGCCGGCAGCAAGAGCAATCGCCAATGCGGCGTGGAATGAGAATGGATGGCGCAACCGAGTGATCGGCGTGATTGGCGCAGACGAGACCATCCTGCGTAAATTCAGATGGGATGCCTGGTGGCGCGTCGAAAACTATTTCGGTATGGAAAGCCCATCAGAGATTGAGCCAGTTGGCCTTGAGTATGAAGTGACTGGGGAAATCGAGGGCGTGCGAATCAAGGGCTTTGTTGATCGCTGGTCAGAAGGACCAAACGGGATTATCGTCTCCGACTACAAGACTGGCAAGACGCCCGCCCCAAGGTATAGGGACGACAAGTTCACCCAATTGTTTATTTATGCTCTCATGATCAACCATAAGTTGTCACGAGTGCCGGCATCGGTTGAATTGCTTTACCTAAAGGATGGCACACGCTTGACATCCGAAGTAACCGAAGATACACTGAAATCAACAACAGAAATGCTCATCACCACGAACAACGAAATTATGCAGCGTTGTGAGTCTGGTGATTTTGAATACAAAACATCAAAACTATGTAAATTTTGCACGTTCAAAAGTGTGTGCCCTGCCTGGAGGAAGCAATGAACGACGACGCCTTTGCCCGTCTCGTGGCCGAAGAGGTCAAGAACAATGTCTCTGATTCGCAGAGGCAGTACCTGCTCCTGCCAGAAAACTGGGGCCGCTGGCGCCGGGCATTGTCGGCCCTTGTTGACAACCTGAGTGATCAGTTGACGCGAATTGAGAAGGAAACAGCCGAGCAAATCGCTCGCTACGAAATGCTTGGCGATGACGGATTTTCGATGGTTGCCGAACTGGCATCAGAGTCTGACCACAAGACGAAGAAAATTAGCCGGTTCAAGTTTTATGTTGAATCGAAACTCGAAGAGGTCAACCGCATGATTGCCCTCGGCACGGACCATATCGACGAAAAGGTCAAGGTCGTAGAGTTCCTGCGTCGCGCAATTTTGATGCACAAGCAGATGATGGAAGACAACGACCTGGAACCGACCGGAATCGATCTCGCTCTATGGGACTCGCTCGACGGCTCGTGGTCATTTGACAAGGTCGATCCCGCCACGCTATGACAACTGTAGGTTTTGCATCGACCGACTGGTCTCGTAGTCTTTTTGATTCCAACGGGATGAATGTTCCTGGTGGGGCAAATTGGGTGCGCTTTCAGCAGGTGCGCCAGCACATGAGTATGCCATCGGCAACTGGCTGGCTCACATGGACCGATGAACACGGATTTGTGATCTCAAACAACAAGGGCGATATCGCTCATAATCTTGACGTAATTGTCATGCAAAGAATTATGTTTGGCGATCTTGTTGACAAGTTGCGCGATTACCGGGAGAAAGAAAACCGAGCCCTAATCATCAACGATCTGGATGACTGGTACTGGGGACTTGACCCGCGCAATGCCGCCTATAAATTGACTAGGCCCGAGAACAATCCAGAAGAAAACATTGACCACTATCAGAAAATCTTGGAGTTGTCTGACATTGTCACCGTCTCCACGCCATTCTTAAAAACGGCGGTAGATAATCTATGCGGCCATAAAAATGTTGTTGTCATCGAGAACCACGTTTCGACCAATCACTTCAATGTTCGTGGATTCAATGGCAAGAGGCCTGTAGTTGGCTGGGTTGGTTCAACCAATCATCGAAGTGGCGACCTTGAGGAATTGTTCGGCATATTCGACAACAGCATCAAGTTTCACCACAGCGGCCACTATGGTGCCGGCAATCCCTTTGCTGACGCCCTGGGCGTAAAGAAGGATCGTGTTGCCAAAAGCCCGATGAGGGCGCCATGGGACTACGCCAGAATGTCGTTCTGTTTTGACATCGGCCTGGCTCCGCTCTCAGACATTGAATTCAACCACGCCAAGTCGTGGATTAAGGCAATTGAGTATGCGGCTGCTGGTATCCCATTTGTTGCGTCACCACGCACAGAATATGTTCGTCTGGTTGAGCAACTGGGAGTAGGCCGTATTGCCCACAGCCCATCCGACTGGGTGACTCATGTCAAGGAATTGCACGACCATGGAACCCGCGTCAATGAAGCGGCCCTACTCCGCAGCCGGGTCGAGGAACTGCTCGACGTAAAGCACATGGCTCGGCTATGGGAATCTGTGATATCTTCTAATCTGTGAGGAAGCGTTCTGCCAAGCAGGAAGCGCTCTACCGTGAGCGCCGGCCATTGGTCAAAAGGCTGCTAGAGGAGCGAGTCTGGTGTGAGGCCTGCCCGATTTTTGCCGAGCATGATGGGCGAGTTACCTATGCCAGGAATCGCTCGATGGACATTCATGAACTGGTCCGCAGGTCGCAGGGCGGGTCAATTCTGGACATCGACAACCTGATCGCCGTGTGCCGCCCATGTCATATTAGAATCGGTAATTATCCTCAGTTGGCATTCGATTTAGGTTTGGCCAAGAGGTCTTGGGAGCAGTAATACCTATTGTGCTACTCTTGACTTGACCAAGGAGAGTCATGGTAGTTCCGCGTCGCACAAACACAGACGATGAAGAGCGGGGTTCTGACGTCGGCAGGCGTCGGCGTCCTGGATTTTTTCGACGCGCTGCGGGTCGTGCGCTTCGTAGTGTTTCTCGTGCCGCCGACCGTGCTCGGGTTCGAGGCCGTGGCCGCCGCTGACAGGAGGCCCTAGATGCTGGTTTCTATTGACGAACTTCGTCGATACATGGACATTACCTTTAGTTCGCGTCAAGAAGATGCCGCCACATATGTCCTAGAGGGTCTCCAAAGCGAACTTGAGGCCTATATTCGCCGGCCCATCGAGATTCATGAATATACGGAAACTCACGTTATTCAGGCGTCCTCCGTTGGCATGCCGACTGCATCGTTCTTTTACGATCAAAGCCTCGACACAACCCTGAATACTGGCATTTCAATCACCCAGCCCCCGGTTGGCGTATACCTTAGAAATACGCCAGTCGTTACGGTCACCGACGTAACCATCACAAACACGACTGGAAACGTATTGGCCCAGGTTGAAGGCATCGACTATGTAGTTCAGCGCTATGGCATTGACTGCTACAGGGGCTACCCCAATGATGTTGTCACGGTTACCTATGAAGGTGGGCTTGATGGTGACCAAATCAAGATGTTCCGACTGATGATCCTTCGGGCCGCATCTCGAGAAATGCAAAACATGCATGACGATGTTGTCGGCATCAAGGACCTTAACTCCAGAAACGTCGCCCCACTACAGACCGGATTTTTGGACAGCGAGTTGTTGGCGCTAAAGCGCTACCGACGCAAACAGATTGCCGGCTGATGTATTCCAAAGTCAATGTCCGCGTATACGGCGAGAAGCAGGCTATTGTTCGTCTTGAGGGGATTAAGCAGCGTCTTGAAAACCAGCAGGTTCCCCTGCGTCAGGCTCGCGCTATGCTTGCCGCAGCCAATGCCAAGAACTTCTCCAGCAATGGCCTTCCAGTCGGTGGCTGGGCGCCACTTGATGCCGAGTACGGGGCATGGAAATCTAGGCGTTACCCTGGGGCTCCACCAATGGTTGCTAACGGTAAGTTGTTCCGTAGCCTCATTGCCCTGGATGGTGGGAGCATGAACATCGTCAGCCCCAAAAGTGCCACCTATGGCACCGATGTCGAATATGCCAAGTTCCACCAGTACGGAACTAGGAAGATGCCTAAGCGCAAAATTGTGTTTGAGCCTGTTGGGTTCGCCGCCGAACTAGGCCAGATCATGGCTAAGTGGACCGCCCC